CGCGGACCTTGACAGAGCCGCCCCACTCCGGGATCTCCAGGACCTCCTCCTGGAGATCCTGGGCCTGGAGTACCTGCTCGACCGTGAGGATCTGCGCCGGGGCGGGTGCGGCCCCGGGACCGCCGAGGTCCGGAGCCGCCGAGGACTTCTTCGCGGGAGGCATCGAGGGCGGAGCGTATCACCGATCCGCCCTCTCAGTTCAGAGCCCGCGCGACCGCTCCCGAGATCTGGAGCTCGCCCGAGAAGCCGACCGCATCCCCGAGGTCCGCCGAGGGCTCGTAGGAGGTCAGGATCGCCGAGCCCGAGTATTTCGGGTTGTTGGTCGCGGTCCCGTGGGGGTGGAACTCAAACGGGACAGCGGTCCCGCCGAGGATCGCCTGGAGCCACCCGTCCGGGGTCGGATCGAACTTCCCCTCGAACGAGATCGTCCCGTCCTTTAGACCCGCGAGGTATTCCTTGCTCGTGTCGCCGAGGGTCGAGACCTCCGCGGTGTCGGAGGCCAAGCTCGACTGAACCGAGGTCAGGTAGGGCGAGAGATCGCGGAGCGAGGTCGAGAAGACCTTTAGGACCGCGGTGGTGCCGTGTGCGTATGCCATATCTTCACCTCCTCCGTTTGGCGGTCGAGGGCCTCAGAGCACGCCCTTCCGCGAGAAGGCGACCCCGAAGGTCGCCGACCCACCGGAGAGGGTCCAGGCGGCCCGGACATACTGCCGAACCGTTCCGGCGCCGGCGAGCCTCTGAGCGGCTCGCGCGGCCGTGACATTCGTGAAGGTCCCGCCGACGAGACCGGCGAAGGTCGAGTTATCGGCCGAGTCCTGGATCGAGACCGTCAGGGTCGGAGACCCCGCGACCGCGGTCGCATACAGGTAGGCCGCCCATCCGAAGTTCGACCCGCCCGCGATCCCATCGCCCGGGTCAGAGCCGTTCCCCGACGCGCTCCTCTGAGCGAGGCCGGCGAGGGCGGTTACGCCGTCGAAGCCGCCGGAGCTCTGTCCCTCGACCGAGGCGACGACCACATCGGAGATCTCGGCCGAGGGCTCGTAGGAGACCTCCAGGCTCGGAAGCGCGACCCCGCGCGAGCCGAGCGAGTCGCCGCCCATCCAGACGATCCAGTTCCAGGCGGTGCCACCCAGGAGGCCCGAGAGGAACAGGTCGCCGGTCCCGACGGCGGTCCCGCCGTCGAGGATGGTCTCGCCCGAGAGCGAGGCCTCGCGCAGGCCGGCGATGTATTCCTTAGAGGAGTCGCCGAAGGTCGACCTCTCGGCCGTGTCCGCCTGCCCGCCGACCGAGATCGAGCGGAAGTAGGCGGTCAGGTCGTAGCCGCCCGCATAGACCTTCGTATCTTTGCCGTGTGGGATTGTCATCTAGCCGGCCTTCTCCGCCTTCGCCTTCTCGGGGAACTGCCGGCGCTTCGGCGAGAGCCGAGCTCCCGGAGGGGCCTTCTCGATCAGGCCCTCGCGGATCGCGGAGGCGACCGAGGCCGAGGGGAGATCCTCGATCACATCGCCGGGCTCGGCCCGGCGGTTCGGAGGGAAGAAGATCTCGCGCTCGCGCACCTTGTATCGGTCTCCAGTCACTCTCCGCGGGAGCGTAGCGGCGGCCGCCGACGCTAAAGGCCTCCGAAGCGGCCGACCCCGGCCGAGGGGAAGGCGAGGCTCGCGAGCGTGACCGCCTCTGCTCGCGCCGCGACTAGCTCGGCGGCCGGGGTCAGGTAGGGCCTAGCGGCCATTCGGACCGTCCCATATTCCACGAAGGCCGCATAGTCGGCGGTCACGACTACTTCGGCGTGGAGCAGGCCCGCCCCCGGGACCGCTCGGATCGAGGTCCGCAGGAAGCCGGTATCCACCGGGGCCCGGCGCTTCGCCTCTCCCTCCAGGTCGAACGCGAGTTTCGCGAGCGCGAGCTCGGCGAAGGCCTGAGCGCCGGCGGCGAGCTTCGGAAGATCGCTTCGGAGGGTCGCGCCCATCAGGTCGTCCAGACTCGGAAGACCCCGCCGGCGTGGTAGTAGGTTTTCCCGTCGCTCTGCTCCGAGTAGCGGACCCCGGTCTCGCGGCGCAGGTAGAGGAGGGACCGGCCGGAGATCGAGAGGGTCCCATCCGAGAGGAGCGCGTCGAGCCGCTCGGCGATCTGCCCGGCGGTCTTCATCGAATACTCCTCCACCACACCCTTGACCAGATAGAGGAGGTTCTCCCAGGCCCGAGCTCGGAAGGTATAGCCGGGCGTGTCAGCCTGCTCGGAGAAAACGACCAGAGGAGAGACCGAGTTCTCCGGAGCTCGGTAGGCGTGGACGCTCGCGGTGCCGGCGGCGAGGAGGCCGACCAGGGTCCCGTCGCCGGTGAGCTTGGAATAGAGGGCCGCCTCCACCGCGTTCACGGAGTCTGCCCTCCGACCGCCGCCTCCAGGCAGACGACCCGGGTCGAGAGCTCCCAGGAGCGCGGCGAGCGGTCGCCGCCGCGGAGCGCGACGACCTCCAGGGCCCAGGTATGCCCGGCAGGGTCCGTGACCTCCAGGAAGTCGAGCGGGTGAATGTCGGTGCCGGCGGGGAAGGTCGCGATCCACTGAGAGGTCGCCTCGACCCCGGCCCGCCCCGGCAGGTCTCCTTCCTCTCCCGAGAGCGGCGAGATCCGGCAGGCGACCGTTCCGATCGCGGTGCCCCAATCGGTCGTCTGCCCGCCCTGCCCGTCGCTCCCGAAGGTCTGCCGGAGGATGCGAGCGGTGCTCGGGAAGGTCTCCTCCAGGGTCGTTCGCATCGCCGCGAGCTCGGCTTCGGGGAGCAGGGTCAAGGCCGCCCCTTAGTGCGAGCGCCGCCCGGCGGAGACCGAGGCGGCCGGGGTCGAGGTCGCCATATCTGCGCGCTCGATCTGGGTCTGGACCGGGAGGGCCTGGAGCCGGAAGGCCGCCGCCCGAGCCTCCAGGCTCGCCACGATCTGAGACCGAGAGAAGCTCTGATCGTCGGTCGAGAAGTCGTAGGCCCCTTTCTGGACCGAGGCCCAGGTCTCCAGGACCTCCGCCGCCGCCGCCGCGAGGTCGTAGCAGTAGCCGCGGAAGAAGCGCGCACTCCCGGCTTGGTCCGCCCCGAATAGGAGCTCGCCGGTCGAGGAGATCGTCCCGCCGGAGATCGCGGTCCCGCCCGAGTCCACGACCGTTCCGATGTTGCCGCCGCCCCCGAGGGCCCCGGGCTCGAGGCGGCCGGCGACCGGGATGAGGGCCCGGTAGTAGTGGACCGTTCCCGGGTCCTGTTGCGGCAGGAAGTCGAGCGGGTCGCCCCAGAGCAGGCGGCGGTTCCGATCGAGGATCGCCTGGAGTTGGGCATCGCTCCAGTAGGCGGTGCCGGCGATCGAATACTCCGCGGTGCCGGCGGCGACCAGGAGCCGGAGATCGGCGACCAGGGTCACGCCCTACTCCGGCTCGATCTCGGAGACTTCGGCCCGGACCTCGGCGAGCTCCGCGGCCGCGCGCCCGAGCTCCTGCGCGGTGCCCTCGTTCCCGAATAGCCGCGCGAGACCCTGGGCCCGGCGGAGAGACCGGCGGGCCTCCTCGACCTCGGCCTCGGCGTGGGCGATGTGCTTCTGGAGTAGAGCGGAAGTCATCGCTCCCGAAGTCTAGTGGCGGGCCCGGCGCTCCTGGTAGAAGCGGAGGGTCTGCCCGATCAGATCATCCAGGGAGAGCGCCGGCCTCCAGCCGAGAGCCTGGGCCTCGGCGCAGACCGGGAGCTTGTGGAAGCCCTCGGCCTCCTCGTAGAGAGGGCCGAAGACCTCGCGCCCGCTTGTAAAGGCGACCTCGGAGCTCGACCCCGCAAGGGCGATCACCTTCCGGGCGAGCCCGAGGATCGAGGTCCGATTCTCCGGAGCGGCGGCGTTGAAGATCTCGCCGGCCCAGGGAGCCTCCTCTAGATAGCCGCCGGTGATGAGCTCCGCGAGATCTGAGACCGCGGTAAAGGCCCGTTGTTGCTCGCCGTTCCCGAAGACCGTGAGCGGCTCGCCGGCGAGGGCCTGTTCCGCGAAGGTCGGGAGCACGAAGCCCTTGCTCCGATCCTGCCGCGGGCCCGCGACATTGAACGGGCGGATCGAGAGAGCTCGGAGTCGGCCGGCCGCCGCGAGGTTCATCACGATCGCCTCGCCCGCGATCTTCCCGATCGCATACTCCAGGCGAGCGGAGGGTCGCATCGGGACCTGGAGCGGATCGCTCTCGCGATAGACCCCGCTCCGGCCGTAGACCTCGGAGGAGGAGATATTCAGGAGCGGGATCTCCTGGACCAGGGCCGCCCGAGCGAGGGCCCAGGTCAGGCGCGCGATCTCCCAGACGATCGTGCCCCGGTACTCGATCACGCCGGCGGAGCCGACCGGGGCCGCGGCGTGGACGATCAGATCAGGGACCGCCGGCCACTCCCCCCGCTCCAGGGCCGAGGCCCAGGTCGCGGCGTCGGAGATCAGGACCTCGGTCGCCCCGAGCTCCCGCGGGTCCTCCACTACCGAGGCGCGACCGCTATCAACGACCAGGACCGAATGCTCTCGCGCAACGAAAGCCTCGACCAGGGCCGAGCCGATAAAGCCGAGCCCTCCGGTCACGGCGACGATCATCCAGCCGGCCTCTCGTTCGCGGCATCGGCGCAGGCCTGGAGGCACCGGGCCCGGTCTTCCATCGCCCGCGCTACGACTCGATCGCGGCCGGCGATCCCCTCCAGGTGCGTGAAGGCGTAGCCGCGCCGAACCTGGACCCGGAGCTCGGCGAGTCGAGCTCGATAGGCGAGCAGGTCGTCGGCGTAGTAGTGGATTGCCGGGCAGGGCCCGACCTTCGCCCAGAGCTCCCGCCGCAGGAAGGGGAAGGGAGCCGAGCTCGCCGGCGCGAGGTCGCGCGTGTCTGGGAGGAGCATCCCCGCGCCGAGGGTCCCGCAGGCCTCGACCGATCCATCGGGCCGGAGAATGCGGGGCGAGGGATAGATCCCCGCCTGCGCGCTCTCGATCCCGGCAAGGTCCCACCCCGGCTCAGGCTCCAGGTCATCCGCGGCGAGATGGAGGAACCGCCGGGTCGCGGCCGCGGCTCCCTCGGTCCAGGCCTCCCCGCAGGTAGGCCGGCCGCGGACGACCAGGAGCTCCAGGGTCACGGCCGAGGAGGTCGCCTCCTGATAGGCCTCGCGGGTCCGGGCGAGGAGATCCTCCCGCCCCTCGATCGTGGGGATCACGACCGAGATCGAGAGATCGGTCATCCTCGGGCTCGGGCCCTCCGCCGCCGCGCCGCTCGGTTCGGCGGGGTCGGATCGGCCCCGGCCTTCCCCTGGACCACGGAGAGCTCCGGGGCCTCTAGCTTCTCGCTCGCGCGATCGGCCCGAGCTCGGCGCTCGATCTCCTCCAGGGCCGGGGCCCAGAAGTCGGCGGCGACTCGATCGGCGGCATAGGGCAGGGCGAACTCCGCCGCGCGCTCGCGCAGGCGACCGGCCTGGGCGGAGGCCTCGCCCAGGGCCCAGGCGATTTGCTCGATCGAGGGGATGGTCTGCCACGACTGTTGCTGAGTCCAGAAGGGTTGCCCCTGGACCTTCCAGCCGACCTCGCCGATCTCGCGCATCGCGGAGTGCTCGGTCACGATCACCGGGACCCC